GGGTAGAAGATTTTATCTTCTTGTGGGAACTACTTCTAAGTCAGAAGTAGCTCGGCGGCCGCCTTCCAACGGCCGCCTAGGGGTTCTTTAGCCCCTACCGCGTTCGCATCAACCCAAGAAGAGGTGACGCGATGACGGATTTTGAACCTAGCACGATTCGAACGAACCGTGATACGTCCGTCCCGAATAAAACCTCCAACGAAACTTGTCAACAGCCCATCAGGATTGAAGGAAACAACATGCTTCTTTCCATAGTATGGGTAGTATCGAAGTTCATCCTCAGACGTTGGGGCACGGAATGACATTGGACGCTGACTCAGATAGCGGTAAATAACGCCACCTGTGTTTTTGTCCCTTGGCAGACCTGGAGGAGCAGTCGGTACTTTAATGCCTTCCGCGTCACCGGCATCTACCGGCACTGGCAAGAAGTCTACCAGTGTCAGTAAATACCGAATGGTACGGTATAACATTATTCCCGACCGCGCGCTCCACCTTACTAGTCTGTTGATGATGGAGTAAACGTCGGCACTTGTAGAGAGGTGCTTCATATACACTCCACGGATGTCATGTCCGCGGAAGTAATCCCCTCCACAAGATTCTCGGAAGTGACCAACGTTGAACGACTTGTCAACGTTCACCTCAAAACCAAAGAGCTCTAGAGCCCTGACAACGAAATCGTAACTCTTACGAGTTACAATAATATCGTCGCCAAAGACTCCAAAGTTCATGGCCTTTTTGGTACGATCAATTAGGGGAATCCCTAAAAGGTCGTAACAGGTCACAACGATGCTCGCGAATAGTATCGTTTGCAAAGGGAATGTAAATGCGTTCCCCATGCTAGATACCATGTGTAACTCAAGCCTAGTGCCGTCTGGAAGAGCGGCATAAGGACTCCTAGTATTATTCAACCACCGTAGAGCATAAGGTGGGAGAATTTCCCTAAGGAGATTGAGCGACACACTGTCTGACGCACAAGATAGGTCGATCGTTCCAAAAGAACCGTCGATACTACCTTGACGTGCCAGCCTTCTGTTGATGAACTGCTGGTCTGACATTGAATGTTTCCAACGTCTTTCCAGCTGCTCTTCTAAGAAGGACCCGATTCCTTTCTGAAAAAGCATATTCAGATTGGGTTCGGTACAGATTGTACGCGAGATGGCCGTCGTTTTCGGAACAAATGAAAGACGGTTGCCCTCTACTATTGCATGGCCGTGTCGGTGCTCACGCGCAATTTCAGCGGAATTCCAACTTGGCCAACAAGCAATAGCACACCGGTAATCCCGGTAAAGATGGCTGCTTGTGCTAGTCAGGTTCGAATCGAACAACTTTGTGTAAAAGTTATCCGATAAGACGCCTCGACTAGCCCCCGGGCCTGTCATAAAACCTTCTGAAATCTTAGCAAGGTCCATAGACAGGTTTGGGCCGTCGTGGAAATACGAATCAAAGAGGTTTTTGACCCCTTCGATAAGTAAATCCTCGAAAAGCTTCTCAGGCTTCAACGCAAAATGCTTACATCTCTCGTTACTCCGAATAAAGAGTCCGAGAGCTTTCGCATCAGCGTCTGAAGATTTCGCATCCTCAAATTTCTTAAGGAAGGAATTCTTCAACCAAAGAGCTTCAGCCGACGGAAGATCCATATCTGATGTTAAGATATGGTCTGTTTTGGGCAGGTCATCTTGAAGGTGGCTGTACGCAATAGCAAATGATTGCATATCACGCTCCAGTTGTGTGATTTACGAGCCGGCATGAATGGCTTGGTTAAGCCATCCTTCGCACCTGACCCCTTCCGCAGAGCAGAAGAGACCGGGATTGATCCCGACAAGTAAAACCACCAAGACAAGGGTAAAAAGTCCGCTTTTCTTGTCCACGGTAACCGTCTCCTAGGCCTTTCAGCTTAAGAGACGCCGCTAACCAGGGTGTCACCCAAACCAGCAGAAAGCTGGTTGAGAGCACCAACGAGCAACGAAATCGCCGCTCGCAGGTTGGCAGCATCCGCGGTGTCCGAACCAGCCGGTACGTCGATGAGACAACGAATCGTCATCACCGACGCAGGCTGACCCGCCAGAGGGATCGCACCTTTTGCGATCTTGATCAGGTGGGTGTTTTTCGGCACACTTTGGAGAAGACCAGTGACAGGATGCGGTTTACCCAGAGCCTTGTAGACTTTGGGTCTCACGTAAAGGAACGTGAACGGATCCGATGCAGAATGGATCCTCACACCTGCTTGCGTGCCACCCAGGGCGGTCACGGCGTACTGCTTACCGTTGGTGTCCAACGCAACATCGGACACGTGCGTGTAAGTAGGCGTCGTGAAACCCGTCTGGGATCCCCCTGTAACAGGGGAAGTTAATGCAATAGCCATATAGGCTACTCCCTTTCTTTGTGTTTGTAAAACGATTTAACATCCACAGGGTAGGTCTCCTGCTCAGAGCCAAGCTTATCAGCTAACGCTTTCGCGGAAGCTGCATCGGCAAAGAACTCGGCGAAATCGCGGTATTTAACCCCGAGATCGCGAAGTCTTCTCTGAGCCATGAGTGTCATGCTATCAAGAAAACGTTCCCGTGTGGTAACGCTCTTCTGGCACCATCCGATGAAACCTTGACAACTAACAAAGTTAATTGTCTCGGCAACACCGTTAATGAGCCAGTGGAACTTCACGGTTTCGACCCATTGGTCGAAATCGTGTCCAACCGTACTGGAAAGTCTTGCGTAATAGCCGCCGATAAAGTTCCGTGCGACCCGTTGGAAGGGGAGAAAATCCCCGTCCATAAGCTCGTTTAGGAACCCAATCAGCTGCTTGTCATGACCAAGTAAGCTTACCAGAAACTCGCCGTGCTGCAGGATCCTAGGTATTGGACCCTGATCAATGCGAGCTCCTGCATAGCGAACATGACCACGATCAGCAAGTGTGTTACGCAACAAGTCGATAACAAACTCGGCACTCATGTTTTCTCCTACCTTATGAAAGGTTGAGTAAACGGTTTACCTCCAGCGGCAAGAGCGGCAATGTTAAGCCACTGCATATCCACTGGTAATTGAAAGCGTAGAGTAGGCTGAAGAGGCCCAGTATACTCTTTCCTGGTAACCGTACGATAGCTCCCTTTGCAAGTAGTGTCAGGCCCATCGATGCTAACTATCTTACCCGCATACTGATCCTTTGTAAAAGGGACGTTGAGAGTTATCTTCCGGAGGTCTTCAGTCTCCAGAATGTTAACCTCTTCGACCCACAGAGGACCGTTGAGAGTATTACAGCTAGCCTCAATGACGTCGCCTACATTGATAAAGTAGTCGACGAGAAAACTCCAGGGTATTACCTCCCAAACCTGAGGAGCGACATCTTCCCAGTTAAAACCACTGAGGGATGCCAAACGCCAGGCAGATGAGGCAGCACTCGAGGAGTTTTCGGTCTTGGCAGACCACACTCCGTAAAGGATAACGATCGAACGAGATACGACGGATCTCTGCGTAGTGTACCACACAGAGTAAGTACCGTCATATCCAATAGGGCCGTGACCTAAGACGGATTGAGTGACAGGTTGCTCGTCCTGTCCGAAACAGCGAAACTGTTGTCTTTCTAAGACATCACGAGTCACTGTTCGGGCCAGGGCTCGCGCCCCGTCATTAATATCGGCTAACAAGGGTCGCCAGCCGAAAGTGGCTTCAAGCCAAGTATCCGCCATAGTCTTTCTCCACGAGTCCCCTCTGGGCAGACGTTTCGCGAGTTTGCTCGCACGTCTGCTAAAAGAGAGGGCCTTGCTTTGAAGGGCTTTGGCAGGTTTGACCACCATTTGGACAGTCTTACCGAATTCGGCCAGGAAAACGCCGCCTTGAAATTGGCGACGCCTCGCTGTCCATTTTCGTTGAAGACACCTTATGGCGATAGCTCTTGCATTAACCATGGAGGACGACCCGCTATGCTGGACAACAATCACAGGGGTTCCGGTATTAGTAACTATACCTTCCACCCCGTGTTCGTTCATCTGGCTATAAGCGGGCTGATTTGGATCCGTAGATGTCCGCCAAATTACGCGGTCCTTACGGTCCTCAGCCTCAGAGTTCTGAACAGTTACTGTCATGTCCCCGCTCGCATTAAGACCAGACTTTATCCAAGAGCGATATTTCGGGTTATGGCTACCAGTCCGGGTATATCCCAGACTGAGAACCTGACCGTCATACCGCACGGACATCGGCTGGTTATACGGGCGTTTCCAGACTCGACCTCTAAAAGAGGCCGATCTGGTTATTATTTTATTTCCCATGACATCTAACTGCCTCCAGGTTCACAGCCGGATAGGCCGTGCGACTTTCGTACAACTCCGGTTTAAGGCTAGCAGTCGTTATAAGCCGGCACTTCGACACAAGGTTCAGTAGAATGCCCTTGCGGGCTTCTCGCTGAACCCCAAGTGTCGCCTTGCCGGCTTAGCCGGTTCTGCTCGTTGTACAAAGGAGGACACAGGAGAGTATCCCGGGCCATTCGAAGGCCTCAGGAGAGCGCGAGCAGCGC